TATTATCTAGCCCGAGCGGGGCACAGTGTTCAAGTTTACGATCAAGAACGCTATGCTGCTCAACGCACTAGCTATGCCAACGGTGGTCAGATCAGTGTAAGCAACAGCGAAACTTGGACTACCTGGGCGAATGTAGTCAAAGGCATCCGGTGGTTATTTAAGCAAGACGCCCCATTGTTGATTAGGCCCAGTATGGACCTGTCACAATGGCAGTGGATCCTAAAGTTCTTATACCACACTGCTGCCAATGACTATGCCCGTAACACTGCCCAAACCATACGAATGGGGCTTATAGCTAGGCAACTTTACGAAGACATTATTGCCGAAGAAGGCATAGAATTCAGTAGACTGCGTTCAGGTATTCTGCACATTTACCGTGATCCTGCGTATATGCAAGCGGCCACTCTAGTACAAGAAATGTATCAAGGTAATGGTTGTGAATGGGAAATTTTAAACCAGAAACAAGTTTGCGAACTCGAACCTACGCTTTATAATTGCCGTAGTATTATTGGTGGTGCCTGGACCGAATCTGACTGGACCGGTGACATACATCAATTCTGTGTGGGTCTTGAACGAGTACTTGAGCAAAAGTATCAAGTCAAATTTCATTACAACACCAGAGTTGATATAAAAGAGCTAAACACCTATTATGATTACATTGTGATCAGTGCCGGCGTAGGCAGTGAATTGATTGCCCGAAACATAGGAGACAGCTTAGGCATCTACCCAGTTAAAGGTTATAGCATTACCATAAACATACAGGATATTGCTAGCCATCGTGTTATGCCTAGGACTAGCTTACTTGATGACCAAGCTAAAATAGTATCAGCTAACTTTGGTAATCGTTTTAGAGTAGCCGGTACTGCTGAACTTGCTGGCGAAAACTACGACATCAGACAAGACAGAATTCGACCATTACTCAGTTGGGTACATCAAAACTTTCCCGACATTGATGCCCGTGATTACGCGAGTTGGGCTTGCCTAAGACCGATGACCGCCAACATGATGCCCATTGTCCGTAGAAGTCTGCGTAATAGTCGTGTATACTACAACACAGGGCATGGCCATTTAGGATTTACACTAGCCCCATTTACAGCTCAACAAACAGCCAAGGAATTATCAGGTGGATGATCGTATTCAAGAAATTTTATTGATTTTACAAGAAGAATGTGCAGAGGTCACACAGGCAGTCAGTAAATGCTTTAGGTTTGGCATTGACAATGTCAAACCCGGTAAGCCTCTTACCAACAGACAGCATTTGGAAAACGAACTGGGAGATCTACTGGCCATGGTAGATCTATTAAAACAATTTAACGAAATTGACCTCAACAACATAGAAAAGGCCAAACATGAAAAATTTGAAAAACTCAAACAATGGTCATCCATTTATGAGAACACGGCTAATTGAAGCCACTAGGGATCACCTGGCCAGTCATATTCGCAAGCATGTAATGAATGTAGAAGTCATGCTGGCCAATCCCATTGGCATTCCCGATCACACAGACATCATGGAGGCCATTGAACGGGAATTGGCACACATCAGTGAGTACCATGACAAGTTAGAAGTACTAGAACACTATTTTAAAGATGAATAAATGAGCAAAATCAAAGTATCTGAGTTATTTTATTCAATCCAAGGAGAAGGCCGGTACATGGGAGTCCCCAGTGTTTTCCTTCGTACTTTTGGATGTAATTTTACTTGCGACTCATTCGGAATGCCCTTAGGAGAAAAGTCAAATGAACGAAACGAAGTGGCAGCTCGTATTAGCCGGTATAAAGAGTATAGAGATCTACCACTTGTTAGTACCGGTTGCGATAGTTACGCTAGTTGGGATCCTAGGTTCAAAGACTTTTCACCGTTACTTACAACAGAGGCGATTGTTGAACGTATCCAAGAACTCTTACCGTTCCGACGTTGGGCCCGAGAACACCTAGTCATCACAGGCGGAGAACCCTTGTTGGGCTGGCAACGTGCCTATCCAGACCTACTGGATCATCCCTTCATGCAGAGTCTTAGAGAATTGACTTTTGAAACCAACGGTACTCAACCTCTTGCTGCAGAATTCAAGGCATATTTAACAGACTGGACCGGTCGACGTTCCAAGAGCGATCTCACTTTTAGTGTCAGTGCCAAGTTGCCCAACAGTGGCGAACGTTGGGAAGATGCCATTCGGCCCGACATTGTCTATGACTACCAATCTCTGGGCTGGACCTATCTCAAGTTTGTTGTTGCCACGGAAAAAGATGTTGATCATGCTCTAGCAGCCAGTATTATGTACAGAGACCAAGGTTTCACGGGTGAGATTTATCTAATGCCTGTGGGTGGTACCCTAGAAACATATGTTCTAAACACAAGAAATGTGGCGGAAACATGTTTGAAGTACGGACTAAGATACAGTGCCAGGCTTCAGTGTGATCTATTTAAAAATGCCTGGGGGACCTAGAAGTGCATGAATAATTCGGCCAAAGGGCGTGAGAGTTTCGATATTACCGTAGGTGAAACCCTAATTAATTTTTTTAATCGTAACGCCAGCGAGTATCCCACTGAAGTGGGCAGTGTAAAGTTTGACACTGTCACTGTCACACGAGAACGCGACCAATATCTTAACCAGGCCTACCAGCATGCCAACAAAGAACTTGATAGGCTTCGAGAACATGCTGAAGTCTTGCAACGACAATATCAAGCCTTACAAAGGAGAGTCATGCTTACAGAATTGGTACACCAAGCTCATTATATGTTCGTGCCCATAGTGGGTCGAATTTATCATTTATATCATGAAAAGAACAAGTTCAATGATAGAATGGTGTTGATGCTTATGGCGCCAGATCAATGGTCTTCGAACATACCTGAAGGACTCGTCTATCAAGGTAGTCTAAGAAAGCTGGGCGACAACACCTGGGAAAATGTAAATGAAAAACCTACTGAATAAGTTACTGGGTCGACAGTCTGTTCCGAAAAAAGAAGAAAGTAAAATTTCAGCAACACCTGTGCGCTCAAGAAAAAAAAATCCAAAAGAAATAGCCAATGAAAAAAATGAACCTTATGTGGCTATTGTCAAAGTAGAACTTGACCCTGACAATATTGGTTCTGGATCTTTTGAACTGGATTGGAATGATCAATTCCTTAGTCGATTGGTCAGGGCCGGTTATCAATTGACGCCAAACGAATCTGAGGATATCATTGTGGATCGTTGGTTTCAGCAGATCTGTCGTAATGTAATAATGGAAAATTTTGAACAGGAGCAGGCAGATCCAGACCTGCGTAGAGCTACACAACGCAGAGATCTAGGCTCAGGCCGAACCGAAATTAGTTGACACAACAGGTCGTTAAATGCTAGTATAACGACATGAAAACATTTTTACTTATTGACCTGGCCAACTTGTATTTTAGAGCCAGACACTCGGCACACCGGGCTGCTAGCAGTGAAGAACGAGTGGCTTTTGCTATTCATGTGACACTGACCAGTGTCAACCGCTGTTGGCGGGAACAGCGGGCAGATCATGTGATATTTTGCAATGAGGGTCGCAGCTGGCGCAAAGACTACTATCCTCCCTATAAGCGTAATCGTAGTCAGGCTCGTGCTGCTCTCTCCACTAAAGACGCTCTAGAGGACCAAAAGTTCTGGGAAGGACTGGATGCGCTAAAACTATTTTTAGATCAGCATACCAATTGCACCAGCTTGAGTCATGCTGAGCTCGAAGCCGATGATCTTATTGCCGGATGGATCAGACATCATCCTGCAGATCAGCATATTATTATCAGTACCGACAGCGATTTTCATCAGCTGCTGGCAGAGAATGTACGACAGTTCAATGGCGTAACCGACGAGCTGCATACTCGCAACGGCATCTTTGATCGTCGAGGCAAGTTGGTCATTGATAAAAAAACCAAAGAACCCAAGGTCATACCCGATCCTGAATGGATTCTATTTCTAAAATGCATGCGTGGTGACTCTACCGACAACATATTCAGTGCCTACCCGGGTGTTAGAATTCAAGGCAGCAGGAACCGTGTTGGGTTACAGGAAGCCTTTGCCGATCGTGTCAATCGAGGGTTTGCCTGGAACAATCTCATGCTACAGCGATGGGTTGATCACGAAGGCTGTGAGCATCGTGTTATAGACGACTATAATCGCAATCGTATTTTGGTTGATCTGCAGGCCCAGCCCGATGTAGTCAAAACTAAAATTGCATCGACTATCAGTGCAGCAGCGCATTCTAAAAATTGTCCCATGATTGGTGCCCATTTCCTTAGATTTTGTGGACGTTTTGAATTGCAAAAGCTAAGTGAGCATAGTCAATCATTCGCAGAAATCTTTAGTCGAGCATACAATGACTAATACAGAAATTCTATACTTTAATCTACTACTGCATATTAGAGGCACGTCATGACTGTTGCAATACCTGTGGTCAAAAACAAGTACTGGATTGTGGAGGCCGACGATGGTCAAAAGGTTGCCACTATTCAGGCAGCTGATGATGGAGTGATACTGGTTCAAGGGGATCTTAGACACAAATATCCATCTATAAAAATTCTAGAGCTAGAGCATAACATAAAGTTTTCCAAAACCAAAACGCAGGCACCGGTGCGTGTTAACAGTGTCTATGACTACCCGTCTAGCAGTCGTCCCTATAATGCCATTTACGATATCAAAAACAAACTACCATTGTATACTACCAGTAAAAAAAGCAAAAGTTATCGTTGTGCTGGCTATTATCTTATACAATTAGGATCACTTTGGGTCACCGATTTCTGCCCCAAACGAATTATTTTGACCAGAAACCCCTATCTAGGACCTTTTCGCACCAGTCAACAGATGTTGGATCAATTTGATAAATTGGCTCAAGTCTAGTTAACTGCGTATAAATAGTACTATTAACAGTGTATCAAGGAAATTCAATGAGCAGACCCAAGCCCACAGTTATTCTAGAAACTCTAGATCGTATCACCTACAAAAGTGATCAAGTGTTGGCCAGCGAAGGTATTTGGGCTGTGTACTATGATGGACGACCGGTAAATCTCAAGACCCAAAATGTTTTGATCAGCTATCCTGGTCCCAAATATCGCAAGGTCAGTTTTTCCAATCCTGGCCATGCCATTAGCCTGGCTAGAAAGCTAAACAATCAATTTCGTACCGACAAATTCACGGTAGTACTGCTCAATCAAGGTTCAGTAGTATACCAACAATAGAACGTGCGGCTGGATCAACCTACATTTGTACGTTGGCTAATAGACCACAGCAATATATATGCAAAAAGCAGTCTATATCCCCAAATACAGGACAGTGCATATCATCTACGACAGATTTGGTTTTTTAATCCGCTGAATGCGGCCAGTATGCGTCTTACTAAACTGGGATATCTTTTCTGTACCAAAAACGTTGAAATAGAGCACTATCAACATCATATACCGCAGAAAATTCTACCAAAAACACTATTGCAGATGGAAAAATATTTGCCTTGCCCCTACTATATAAACGATCTGACAGATCTAAGAGTATTTGACGAACATACCAGTATTGTCCTTAGCCTATACAACAATAATCTACATCAATATCTAAATAACATTGACCAATTGGATAAATAAAAATTGTGCAACCGCACAAAATCATCAACACATTGACAGAGGATCATTATGATTTCAGAATTTATGCTCAATATACTTGAGCGACTAGCAGAGATGTTTCCACAAGAAACCTATCAAGGCCGACTAGAACAGTACCTTAAAACCAAAAGCATTACCGATGCTGCTACTCTTGAGACTTATATTAGAGAGTTTGGCTATAATTCCCATAAGGAAAATTTCCGATGATTAAAAAAATATTATTATTCATCTATCGTGCTATGCAACAGAGCGGACAGGCTCGTGCTCGCAGGTATTTGCTGTTACATGGCAGGGACTTTAGATCATGAAATTATTTAAAATCTTATTACAAATGATGCATCAAGGTCTAATTGCCAGTCAATTTGCTCGTGCAGGCCAATGGAAATTGGCCCGACAGGTAATGGAGAGATAATATGATTGGTGTATTTGTAGTCATAGCCTTGACAGTTTTAATAGTCTATTTAGATAAATGTTTTGAGAAACATGGTAGCGATCTAGGGGAAGAATGGGATTTTGTTACTCCAATTGATCGTCGTAATCATTGACATCAACTAAATATATTTGTAGTATAAGACACATTCACACACAAAGGAGAATAATGATGTCAAACAGCGATAAATTCATTCCAGAATTCAAATTGCCTGAGTTTAAGGTAAACCAGAGCAAAAACGGATACGAAATCCGCACAGAAATTCTTGGCATGGCCAAACAGATGGCCGAGTTTGAGTACACTGCCCGGTTCCAAGGCTGGGAATTGAGCACTGCTCGAGACGAAAAAACTGGTCAATTTGTTACCACAGTTGGTATGCCACAAGTACCAGGTCTAGATCAAATCCTTCAAAACGCAGAAAAGATGTACGCATTTGTCAATGCTGCTACACCAAAATCTAAGTAACTGCTGCTTAAAATCTAGACACAACCCTGCTTCGGCAGGGTTTTTTATTTGTTGTTTTTCAACAACATGCCCCGATAACCCGCCGTTTGACTGGGTTATTCATTTTTGCTACAATAGTGGTACAGTAAGCAACAAGAAATTAGATATGTTGCTACCTTGTTACTGACACTTACCGGAGCATGGAACATGAATACAGTTATACCGCGTAGTTTTACATTTGATGTCGTAGTTAGAGAAGACGCCGATGGTCGTGTTACTAGGTCTTCAAAGGGAGGTCCGTGGCTAAGTTTAGCTAGGAAAATGGTGAAGAATGGTCAAGCCAAATTGGTTTGCAACGGAAGCCGATTCGCTGGTTATGGTGGGTCATATGATGTAGGCTATCATTATGTAAACTACACCGTGACAGAGATTGTTAACGGTTGACCAAATTTTCAATTTTTGCTATAATAGTGGTACAGTCGACAACAAGGAGCACACGATGGCTTATGTATCCCAAGAGATGAAAGCAAAATTGGCACCCACTGTTAAGTCCCTACTTAAGAAGTATGGCTTAAAAGGTACTCTTAGTGTAGATAATCACAGGACCTTAGTGTTAAACATTAGCCAGGGTGGGATTGATTTTATTGGCAATTTTAACGAAACCTGCAGCCAACATCCTCGTTACAATCAGCAGCCTTTTAGACCCGCTCGTGATCATATCAATGTAAACACCTACTGGACACACGAGCAGTTCTCAGGTCCAGCCGCAGAGTTCCTAGATCAGGCTATTCAGGCCCTTAAAGGCCCGGATTACTTTGATCATAGTGATGCCCAAACTGACTATTTCCACTGTTCACACTATATCGACATTAAAATTGGGCGGTGGAACAAGCCCTA